GAATCACTAAACCCTTCTATAACTTCAAGTAAAGATTTAGATATATTTGCATATCCTGTTCCTGATTGCCTTGCGTTTTCTTTATTAATTTGATAATTGTATTCGTAAAATGCATCTTCAAATAAATCTAATTGAGCTTGTTTAGCAAATAGATTAAAGTCTGAAGGAGATAAGTACCCATAGTTGTTTTTATTTAATACTGCTAACACAGTATTTCTTACAGAGTTTATCATTGTTATTATTTTTCTACAAAGATAACTAAAAAAAAAAGAGGCATCTTAGTTTCCTAAATTGCCTCTAATTATAAATAATTATTGTTGTTACTCTAATTTTGATTCCAACATTTTTAATGCTTCAATTCCATCATCACTCTTTAGAAAAGAAGATACTATATAAATAGGGTCTTCTCCATAAGGAACAGTCAACATTTTCTTTTTATTAGAAGAGGTGTTGTAAAATACATCTTTTCTATTATTTCTAAATGACAAAATGTTTTGGTCAAAGAACAAAGCTACTTTACCTTGAAGCTTTAACATAGGGTCATTAATTGCATTCATAAAAGAATGCGGGTCTCTTTTTGCAAAAATTAAAATATCTCTTTTAAGTTCTGAAGTTGTAAACTTACTAATGTCATGTCCAAATAAAACTCTAGATAATGTTTCTACTTGTTCTATGTTTAGTTTTCTAGCTTCAATCAAAGCATCAACTTCTATATTTAAAATCTCAACTTCTTTAGATGCATCTTTTTCATTATCAACCTCAACAAATACAGTTCCGTTTTGAGGGTGATAGTGAAGAAACTCCTGAAGAACAGGATTATTTTTAGGAACAAACAAAAAACCATCTTCAAAAATAATAGGTTCTAAAATTGCATTTCCATCTTGCTCATCTTCAAAAGGTGTTTTTTGATTAACAGCATATCTTAAAGGCTTGTTTATTCCTTTTGTAGTATCGAAGTGTAATAATGGAAGTCTTCTGCTGTTTCTTGAGGGTAACATATAACTTAAAGGAGCTACGTCTTTTTTAAGCTTATACGATTTGTCTTTTGGTGTTTTTACTTTTTTCATTAGATAAAATTTAAAATTAAAATTAAAATAAAAAAGGGAGGAGTTACCCTCCCTTTAGTTTTACTATTTACTAGTTCTTGAATAAGAAGAAGTTGTTTGCACCTAGAGTACATACTGCTCTTTCAGAAAGGAAGTGTACTTCCATTGCATCCAAATCAGAGTTTCTTGCCGCTCCGGCAGAACCTGTAATCCAAGTTTTATAACGTCTATCTTCTGTTTCAGAAGCTCTGTATCGAACGTGCAAGAATGGTCTCTTAGCGTTCTTCCCAAGTACTTGGTCATATACAGTTGTAGAACCTGCAGGAACTAAAAGTCCGTTGATAGCTCCACCTGTAATTCCACCACGCATTGTTGGGTCGTTCAAGTACTTCCAATCTGACTTATAGAAGTCATATCCTCTACGGAATCCTGTAAATCCTAAGTTCAAAGCCATATCTTCATCATTGTCAAAAAGACCATAAGAAGTACCACCTGAACCATAAGAGTTTTGAGCAGCCAACATATCGTCAATGTCAAATGAGAAATCACGGTTTACGAAAATAACATTCTCTTCGATAGAACCTTGCTTATCTAGTCTTTGGATAATAGCATCGAACTCCTCAAGTGCTACCGGGTTTCCACCTCCAAATACATTTCCTCTGTTGTTCACAGTGTAGAAAATACCTTCAGAACCTTTGTTCCCTACGTCACCACCTGCAGCGATAGCTCCTGAACCTGCTTCAGCAGGTACTGCTTCAACCATTGCAGTCTCAAGATAATCGTCAAAACGCAATCTTGTTTCGTGCTCAGACTTCAAGTACCACAAGAATCCTGATGCTCCATTTTCAGTTGTTACTTCAATCCATCCGATTTGAGCCATATCAGAACCTGATACTGCATACTTATCTTTGATGATGATTGGAGAGTTTTCGAAGATGAAATCATCAGCTTCCAAAGAACCTACCATTCCGTTAGTTCCTTTTTTAAATTCAGAACCATAAATGAATACAGAAACAACTACTGCGTTTGCAAAACTTTGTCCTCCTGCTTCGTAGTATGCTACGTCAAAAGTTCCATTTGCTGTATCTACAGAAGTAACAATACCTTTGTTACTGTTTGTAGAATTAAGAGAGTTGTCAGAAATCATTACTGTTTGACCTACTCGAATTGCAATTTGACCCGCTCCGCCTGAAGGCTGAGTTGCAGGAACTAATGTATCTGCTACAGTAATAGTAGCTGTATCTGCTCCTGCGACTGATGTTGATGTACAGTTTACATATTTTGTATGCAAACGACCTTGCTCTGCCCATTTGATAAGGTCAGAATTAGAAGGAAGCTCTGCTCCTACCATACGCAAGAAAGAACTTACGCTTCGGTTTCCGTAACGCTCAAATTCTTTTTCATAAGTATCAGGAAGATACTGATTCAAGAAGTTGAAGTCAGTGATGTAATTTGTTGATAAGGGTACTTGTTGAGCTGAAGGCTGCAAGTCGAAACCCGGTGTGCTTAATACTGCCATTTTTTTTTAGTGGTAAGCCACTACCTTTTTGTTGTTAATTAATTATTTTTTACTTCTAATCTTTAAGCCTCTACCTGAGTTGTTGCTTAAAGCCTTAATTTGCATTCCACCTTTACTAACTGTTTCCGGAGCTTTTCGCATAGTCATGTTTATGTTTTTAGCTTTGCGAGCATCTCCTTCAATAGCATCTGATTTACCTTGTTCNTAAAAGAACTTAGCAAACTTGTCAGGATTCATTGCTACCGATAATGCTTTGTGATATCCTGCGGCATCAGTCATCAAACCTTCTTCATTCATAAACTTATTTATAAAGTTCATTGGTGTCGAGTTTGATTTTTTCAATTCCTCAGCATCTCCCGGATTAAAGGTGACATCACTCTCTCCTAATTTGAACTCAAAACCTTTGAACTCAGAAGAAAAAACCTCGTTAGTTTTACTAGTAAACCACTCGGATTTTTTTAAGTTAGTCTCTTCTACCGTTTTTGCATTATCTAAATACTGTTGGTAAGCTTTTAATTTATCATCTACTTCGGGAGAACTAGCATCCTTTATCGACTCGATAGGCTGCTTATATGTTTCCTTTTGTTCGTTGAAAAACTTTTTAGCTTTGGCAACAATTCTTTTCTTTTTTAATTTAGCCTTTTTAATATCTGACTCATCATCTAAATCTTCATCATATCTGTAGTCATCCATTATAGCATCTACGTCTTCTGCATCAATGGCTTCATCTGTAGCCAAAAAATATTCAGACAGCAATGCGTCTTCAGGCATATCATCAAAATTTCTTTGAAGCTTAACGTAATCATTAATGCTTCTACCTGTTTCTTTTTTAAATTTGAAGTAAGCACTTACATCTTCAGGTAATTCTTCAGACTCTTTTCTTTCTTCAAGTAATTCTTCAAAAGAACCAATTTCTTTTTGATACTTATCTTTTATAAAAGACAAAACCCTTTCTTCATTTATTTCTAAATCAGTAGATGGTTCTTCTTTTTTATCTTCTACAATTTCAGCTTGAGACTCTTGAGCAGTTTCCTGAGAAGACTCATCTTCAAACTGTTGCTCATGTTTTTCAAGCAACTCTTTTTCTACTTGTTGAGTTCCTTTTTCCTCAACAGGCTTTACTTCTTTTACTTTTAATTCCATTTGATTATAATTTTTGCAAAGTTAATATTAATTTAATTATTTTTTTTAGGTATTATCTAGGCTCAAATTCTGCTAAATCAAACCCATCTAAACTATCTTCATTAGACTCAAACCTTTGAGGTGGGAGATTATTCTTACGTTGATTTATTAATTGAGACTGCTCAGTATTAGCTTGAGAAATTCTATTTGATTTTGCTTTTTCTCTTTGTGTCTCTCTAGACTCTAAAGCACTTTCGCTAACATTTCTAAGTTCTTGATTGTACGCAAACTCTTGTTTCATTAAGTTTGCTTTAAGCATAGCTTCATTATTCATCTTCTCAATTTCAAATGCTATCTCTGCTTGCTTAACTTTCATCTTAGACTGAGTTTCCATTTCAAGCTTTTGCATTTCAGCACCTGATTTCATTTGCTGCAACTGCTGTGCTTGCTGAGAAGCCATAGCTTGTTGTTGCATTTGGAACTTTTCATCTCTTTCCTGCTTCTTAATTCTTTTAACTTTAAGAAGTTGGTTAGCCATTTTTAAGTTTCGAAGCTCTCTAATATCTATAGCATCCTCTAGGTTTATATCTCCTTTAGATAAAGCCATATTTATATTTGCTTCTAGTTGTGCTCGTTCTTCTTCATCCGGAGCAACTTCAATAAATATTCCAAAGTCATAAATATATAAATCACTAATTTGACTTAGTATTGATACATTATATTTTCCAATTTGGTTTATAAACTCTTCTTTAAAATCTGAGTACTCAAGAATATCTGAAACTCTAAGAGCTAAAGCTTCTGCCATTGTTCTGTACATATACAGACTTGCATCTAGTATGTGCCTAGTTGCTGTATTAGAACTTAATGCTGCTAACTTCTGAACACCTACTAAAGCATCGGGATTAGGAGTACTAGCATCTCTAGCTTCATTAAGACCTGTCACCTGTCTAATCATATTTAAGTAATGATTATAATTAGTGATAAGCATTTGAGTTTTACTTGCTCCTGAGTTTGAGTTTAATTCCTTAATAGGAACTTTACCTTGATTGTATTCCCCATCTCCCGTGTAGCTTCTACCAATAACACTACCTGTTTGAAAGTAAAGTCTTAATGCGTCTTCAGGATTGTATGCGTTACCTGTACCCAAGTCTACTTCATTCAATCCATCTGCATCAATATATACACCATCCGGTACTGTTCTAGATATAACTTGCTGTAGTTTCAGATGAGTCATCTGAATTAAATCGGCAAAAGGAATCATTCTTCTAACTAAAGATTCTACATTTCCTTTATACATTCTAGGTGCAACAGCAACATAGTTAGGCATTGCGTGTTGACTTGCTGACTTAGGTCTTACCATATTCTCAGACATCTCCCACTTAAGTATAATGTTTGTTCCCATAACCATAATACCTTCATACCAAA